TGACACCTCCACTCCCTTCGACGATGAGCATGTGTTCACCGACAAGGTGGAATTTGAGGAAGCTGTCAGCGATCATCTGATTAACGAGGAAACCGAAAAGCTCTCCGATACCGACTTTGATAAGCTGGTGAAAGCTGAGGTTGCCAAGTACGATCAGTATTGGCGCAAGGTCATCGCTGTGTATGCGAATAACTGATTCGGTGAACGTCTATGAAAACTAACAAAGTTACAAATCGTGACTGTCAGATTGCAGCGGAAATCCTCACTCGGTTCATGTTCACAAAGGATATGAACGAGGTGATGAACGTGTGGAAAGAAGTCTATGAACACTATGGTTTGTGCGATGACCCTTTCACAAAAACGCCCTGTACTCCCGAAGAATATTCCAAGAATCTGTTGGAGTACGAAAAGCAAGCAATGATCGAGAAGTACGGTCATTGTGACGGCTACGAATGAGGAGGCAAACTCATGATATCCTGTTACGTTATGGCATTTAGCTGGTATGGCGGTGCAATGTTCTTCCTCGGCGCTGGTGCAATGGGAGAAGCAGCGGTTTGCGGTCTGGCGATGATACTCTTTACGATTTTCGGTATTACTTTCAGAAAGCGGAGGTGAGCAGCATGACAACCAAAGAACGTATTGTAAAGATTCTGGATAGTCGTTCCATCGACACCTCGCCCGATGTATTAGAGTACGTTGCAGAGCTTCTTGTGAAAAACGGTGTAATTTTCAATGATACAGCCGAAGCAGACATGTCATTGAGTCATCTTCTCAGAGTGCTTAACGACTCTCAAGAACTCAGGCTTGTATTCTCTCAGAGCAATTTTCTACACGTTACGCCGGGTTTTCTTAAAAGCATGGGCGTGGGCACGATGATGGATTGCAAGATTATCCGCATCGAGACAAACGATGATTGTTCTATCGACGTTTTCTTTAGAGGTGGTACGAATGACTGTTAAGGAACTCTACGATTGGGCATGTGAAAATAATCTGGAAGACTATGATATCGAGATTCAGCATCGGAGTGGCGCTGGGTATCATCTTGGACGCGACTCTCTGACCTCTGAGTTGAATATCGAAGTCGATCACGAAGAACAGATTGTCATTCTGTGAGTTGGGAAGAAAGGGAACTTTTCAACGAGGTATCGCATAAGGGATTTCTCTCTATGGGAAATTAGGGAACTTTTTGACGAGATAACATATAAGGCAATTTGAACGAGTTAGGGAAATTAGGGAATATTTTTACAAGATAACATATAAGAGAAATTTAATATATACATCTTATACGCTATTAGGAGCTTTGCGCTAAAATTTTTCCCTTTTTTCCCTTCGAGGAAAGGAGCGATATGAAACCCAAATATGACGGCTTTATCGGTAAATGGCATGTCAAAGGAATCGGCTGGTTTGATAATCCTGCGGATGCTTGGAGAGCGATTAAGGATATTGAACTGAAAACTCCTTTGATGGTCAAAATCAGCAAAGAGATGAAAGCTCAGTTGGAACGAGAAAGCAAGAAACGAGGAATGACGGTTTCTGAGATCGTCAGAACTGCAATTAGGAAGGAGGTAAATTTATGAACGAAGAAATTCAGGAGATTGGAGAGCAGGTTGTCACAAAGAAGCCTTGGAAAGATAGGAACTCTCCGATGATCGGTGACAATGGCCTGAACCTTGAAGCAGGTGACAATGCGAAAATCCTTGGTGTGAACATTAAGCTGTTTAACATGAGCAAAGTTGATCTGCATGACCCTGATGCGGTTGCCGAACGACTTACAGAGTTCTTCATGCTGTATGCTGAGAACGATATGAAACCGACTGTTGCTGGAATGGGTATGGCTCTTGGTCTGGATAGACGCAGACTGTGGGAAATCAAGACTGGAAATACTCATGGACGAGGTGACATTGATACGTTGCCCAGCGGCACTCGGGACTGCATAAAAAAGGCGTATGGTTTGATGGAAAATATGTGGGAAAGTTACATGAACAGCGGTAAAATCAACCCTGTTTCTGGCATCTTCCTTGGTAAGAACAACTTCGGTTATCAGGATAAGCAGGAGATGGTGTTGACCCCCAATCAGCAGCAGGAGAGCGACTTTAACGAAGAAGACATCAGGAAGCGTTACCTCACCGACTCTAGCGACTCTTGAGCGACTATGGCTGGCGACTATCAAACGACTTTCTGAGCGACTATCTCAGCGACTATCAAATTCACACAATCCCGCTCGTGACCCCCAGCGTCATTCGAGTGGGATTTTTGCGCAGAAAAGAACCGAAGAATCGCCGGGAAATCATCGAAAAACGCTCGAAATATGAGAAATTCGGATTTTTCGATCAAACGAGCGAATTTTTGCAAGTCTGAATAATAGATTCTGAATGGCCGTATTTGGCGCAAAATGCCGCCTTAGAGCGTTTCAAATAGTCGCCTTGATACTTTCCCTATGCTTGAAAGAAAGGCGCTTAAAACGGCAAATAAACAGCTTAAAATGCAAATACTATTTTCAAGGCTATTTGGCAGACTGAAAACCGCTTTTCAAATTGGCGTTTATTGGCGCTGCAATGGCCTTGCAAGGCGTTTCCCGGTATGCGGTTGATGGATGAATCAGCCATAAAAGAAAAGCGCTCCAAACGGCCTATAAAGCCATTTTAGAGCGCAAAAGAAAAACCGCTTTGCAATGCTGCAAGGCGGTTTAACTCGTGTTATTCATGCGTTTATTATAGCCCTTTCAAACGGCGTTTCCTCGTGTAAATGGGAAATTCGGAATTGTTTTCTTTGATCTTTATTCAGTTTATCCCATTTCTTTTCAGGAATATAAACGTATTTGCCTTTGACGGTATCATATACCATTACAGACGAGATACCATTATGAACACAATACATTGTTTTAACCTCCGATCATTTCGAGATTTTGACCAATTCAGCGAGAACAACAAACGGTAAAACGAGGATGCAAAAAAGCGTTGTCATTGTTTAAGCCTCCTTGATATAAAATGCAGGATATTTTCCCGTTTCAGCGTTGCAATTATAATAGCTATATGCGTTTACTCTCTTTTCAAAAGTGCTTGCAACGTTTCCAAACATACCGTTGTCATTATCATTTGAAAGGCGATTTGAAAACGGCATTGCAGGCATAAACATGTTATCAGGCCGCATATTGACGGGAATCATATAAACGGTATTTCCTTGTTTATAAAGGCTTTTTGCCTTTGCTTTGTGGATTCTTTAAAATCCTCCGACATTGATATTTTTCATTGTTTTATCCTCCGATCAATATTCAAAATTGGGGAAAAGCTCGTGTAAATCGTCCTCGTTTACGCTGATACCGTTGATTTGAATATCGAGAACATAGGTGGAATAATATTCGCCGTTTTTGTCCGTGTAGCCGTCGCCGTTTTCTTGATTGGTGAATTGGATTGTATCGCCGCAAATAATCAAATCAGAGGCCGTCAATTCAAAGTCAGAGCATGAATTGAGATATTCAAGAAGAAATGCTGCATAATCGAAATTTTCGGAGATTGTACACGTTTTCTTGATAAACGAAATATCTTTACTGCAAATATAATTGATTAATTCGCCGTTTTCGTTTTCCGTTTCTACGTCTGCAATCAGGCCGCGAATAGTGAAATAATCATATTTGCGATATTTGGAAAGATCAAACATTTTCATAACCTCCGATCAAATGAAAGTGAAACGCTTTGTTATGCTTGTCTTGGTGAATTGTTCAGCCATTGAAGGAAAAGCCTTTTTGAAAGCCGTTGTGTCAATTCGAGATGCGGAAACGCTCTTAAACGTCGCTTTGTGTTCGTCGCTTGAAAGCGTTTCGAGGTTGTTTTCCTGCATATAGTTCTTGATTGTATCTCTCAGGCCGTCAATAATAGCGGTTGTTTCTTCTTGAATGCGGGTATATTCAGCAAGTTCTTTCATAACTTCATTGATATTCATGCGCTGTATTTCCTCCAAAGAGCAACATTATTCAAGGTTGCAAGTTCTTTCAAAGTTGCGATTGATAAAACCAAAGTGTTATCATGTATGTTGATGCTATTAAACTCTTGTTTTGCATTTTCTGAAAGTTCTTTCTTATACAGCTTGTAAATAGCATCAATCAGAGTGCCGTATACATCAGCAGAGCAGGAATAACCGTAACCATGGGATTGTCTACCCTGCCAAACAGAACCAGAAAACAAACATTCCATTTCAAGGATTCTTCCAAATCGCGGTTTGTCCATGGAGGTTATAAGGAAATACGGTTGAAGGAAATTAAATTCGATCGGCTCGTCAATCTTGATGAAAAAATACTGGGGTTTTCCGTTGCGGTAAATCGTGGTAAATTCCATGGTTCAAACCTCCTTATAATGCAATGTACTGAGCTTTATTCAGGCCGCAAAACGCTCTAATATGTCGGCCTGTTGTGGCGCTCCATCCGTCCCAATGCTTTGTAAATTCGCCTTTGACGGATTTAGTGATAATGGGTGTTCCGTAACTGTAAAGAGTTTCATTCCCGGTATTGTCGATCATAACGACGGCTTTACCATAAAAGCTCTTTCTTCCATCAATGGGTATCAATTCGTATTTCTTCATTTTCGCGGCCTCCTTATTTGCATTTACGATTGTAATTTTCGCGGGTAATATCGTGTATAAATTCCATTACGTCGATTAACTGTTGTTCGTCGAAATAAGCAAGGGATTTAATAATGGTTTTGCATACGTCCTCATAAAATCGTTGTCCATTAGATTTAGGAAACTGCATTTTGTTCATATGGTTTAACCTCCTAAATTGCGATAACGCGTTTTAACGTTTACAAATACATTATAACGCGAAAACGCGTTTTGTCAATAGGCTATTCTAAAATAATAACGCGTTTTAACGTTCTTATGTTTGCGTTTAGTAATTCAACAGTTTCCAAACATGTCACCGTTGCAATTCCGATCATATAGCCCTAGGGGGAATACAGCAGCCGCCATCCAGCCGAATAACCTCTCCGAGTAGGCGAAAAATTAAAAAGGAGTTGACAATAACGCATAAACGCGATAAAATGATAACGCGTTGATGTAATATTCAAATTCAAGGAGGTTCACTATGAACGAAAAAGACATTATTCGTGCTGCTATGGCATCGTGCGGCTGGAATCAGGAAATGTTGGCAAAGAACGCTGGATATACAACTCAATCCAGTATTAGTAGCAGATTGAATGGTAAAAGTATGCGAGTTGATACCTTCGTGAAATTACTCAGCGTAATGGGTTACGAAGTTACTGTAAAAAGCACATCCCCTCGAACGAATACAAACAAATGGACAATCTCCTACGAAAATGCTGAGGTTATTCCTGCCAATGAAGTCTCTATGGAAAAGGCAGAGTTAGATAAACTCCTCGCTACTAACGATGAAAAAGGTATATGTACTCCCGAAGGGAGAATTAGACTGAGATAATGAATAAGAAAGGCGGCTTCCCATGAAGAAAATCATCTGTGCGTTTCTTACTATCATGCTTCTCACCACATCTGCTTTCGCGGCTGAGATTACGTTTCGGGATATCCCTTGGGGTGTAAGCATGAGTGAAGTCGAAAAGGCTTTCGCCAAGAAGCTCTTTTTCACACATGATGAATACCAAATGAGATATTGGTCTAATATTGAACAGGATTTCGACCTCGAACACATCGGTGATTATCCCTCTGGTTGGTATGGCTATTCTGCTGCGCTGGGGGAATTGAGAGTAGCCGGGTACGATGCTCTCCCCATCATGTTTTGTGCTTACGGATTATCCAGCGATGATAAAGTGCTTAGAGATAAAGACAAGAGTGTGTTCTACGCAGGTGGTTATGCGTTTGCTGTTATTGACCATGAATCTACCTATTTCGATCTAAGAGAAAAGCTGACAGGTTTATATGGAGATGGTATAGAAAAAATTGACGACGGTGAGGGTGTTTATTCCGCTGTAAACGGAAATGGAACATATCATTATGAATCTCGGTGTACTACATGGATTGGAGACAATAATACATCTGTAAAACTATATTGTCATTTGAATGACGCTGACGATTCAATGATCGGAGCAAATACCATAAGTCTTTGGTACGGTAAACCGAACGCCGACGAGTATTTAGAGAAATTGCAAAATGTCATTCATCGAGAAAAGCTCCTTGAAGAGCAAGCGAATAGATCAGGTGATATCTCCGGCCTATAAAACAATGTTTACGGGAAATTAGGGAACTTTTCTATGACCTAACATATAAGAGAGAAATAATATATACATCCTCTATTAAGAGCTTTAGATAAAAAATTTTCCCTAAATTCCCTCAAAGACCTATATTTCGGGCATTTCTGCATTGACAGGTCTAAAAAGTGGATTTATAATAAGAACAAGAACCGTATTTTGGGTCTTTTGAAATCCATTTAGGGAGGCTGATTATGTGAACAGCATAGTGTCGATTGAGAAAAACGATTTGGCTTTTGTATTTGAAGGTACGTCTGTTCGTATTTTAGATGGCGAACAAGAGCCGTGGTTTGCATTGATTGATCTTTGCAACGCCTTGGAATTGCGAAATCCAACAATGATTGCTAAACGATTGGATGCTGATGAGGTGACTAAGTTTAATTTAGGGAGCTTAGAAGGTGAAACGTGGTTCGTGAACGAAGCAGGTTTATACCATGTAATTCTTACCTCTCGCTCTGAAAAAGCAAAACCATTCAGACGATTTGTGACGCATGAAGTTTTACCTTGCATTCGTAAGAACGGTTATTATTCCACCATGAGCGATGAAGAACTTTACCAAATCCTCGGAGAGCGTTTGAAAGAGCGTCAAGAGCTTATTCTGAGGACGTACACCATCGTTGAACCATCAACAATAAAGACCTCTATTCCGCTTGCTACGGTAAGTGAGAAACGTTTGTGCAGGGGTGAAAAGCATTGATCTACGGCTATGCGCGAGTCAGCACCAAAGGGCAAGACAGATACGGCAATAGTCTTGAGGCTCAGGAGAAGTTGCTGCGCGATGCTGGTGCAGAAACCATTCTGTGTGAGAGCTTCACGGGAACGAAGAAAAGCCGTCCTGAGTTGGACAAGCTGATGAAGCTGGTCTGCTCAGGAGATACAGTAATCATGACCAAGCTAGATCGCATGGCTCGAAGCACTCGTGATGGACTTGATATCATTGATGAGTTTTTGGGAAAGGGCGTTGAGATCAACATTCTCAACATGGGAAAGTTCGATAACAGTCCATCGGGCAAGCTGATGCGCACCGTGTTTCTCGCGTTCGCTGAGTTTGAGCGAGATATGATTGTGGCTCGTACCAATGAAGGTAAGGCTATCTGCCGAGAACACGACCCGGATTGGAAAGAAGGAAGAAAGCCCAAGGAGCTTCCTGATTTTGAAAAATTCCTGAAAATGCAAAAAGACGGTCAACTGACCGTCTCTGAGTGCTGCAAAGAGCTTGGAATTAGCCGAGCGACATGGTATGATCGAGTGAGGAGGTGTGCGGCGTGATAACAATGGAAGCAGTCAAGGAAATCATGAAAAAGAAGGGCGTTCGCCCGTCTGATTTATGCGATGGACTTGGCATTAAAAGCAATGTGTTGAGCGAACGCTTCAAACAGAAAAACGTCAGCGTGAGTAAGTTGAACGAGATGGTTCAGTTGATGGATTATAAGATCGTGCTTACTCCTACTGATAAAGAGCTTGACGAAGATTGCTATGAGGTAGAATAGTATGTTGGAGCTTTTGTGTATTTTGATTTTACCCTTTGCTGTGCTATACTATCTTACGAAGATGAACTAAAAGAGTTCGAGACGGCGCATGATTGCGAAGATGCAGTCATGCGCTTTTTATATTGAGTTGAACTTTTGGAGGTTGAAATGCTTGACTTAATTCAAAAAATCGCGAAAAAACTGGAAAAAGAGCCGACGAGTTATCGGATTCACTATGACTTGTATCAAATTGCTCGTGAGGTCATGAAGACCAATCAAGATGAGGGTTTGAAGTGGCTCAAGGTTGTTTCTCAGAGATGTAATGATATTATTCCTACTCTGGTGAAAACCGATTTGAATACTGCTCGAAATTTTGTCAGTCTCCATAAGCAGGTACTTCTCACTCTTGCTCCTTATGATTTTGACAGCTATCTTCTCTACCTTGAGTGGAATCGAGAGCCGAGCAAGAAGTTCTATGTGCCGAGAAGAAGGATTCTTAAGCAGGTTGTCGATGCGCTGCAAGATTTGGCTGATGACGAGCTTGACCTGCTTGCGATTAGTCTGCCTCCGGGCAGCGGCAAGACTACGCTGGCAATCTTCTATCTGACTTGGCTGGCTGGTAAAATTCCCGATAAACCGATGCTTACGGGTAGTCACAGCAATTCTTTTGTGCGCGGTGTGTACGATGAATGTCTTCGTATCTTTGACCCAAACGGTGAATATCTGTGGCATGATGTATTTCCGAATGTTCCTGTCAGCAATACGAACGCGAAAGATTGCCGTATTGATCTCGGTGAGCGCAAGCGCTTTGAGAC